ATCGGGCGGCGCAGGTGGCGGCATCGATCCCTTCTGACTACTCAGAACTGTCGGGCAACGTGTCCAATCTGACCGGGGAAGTTGGTCAAATAAATGAGCGTTTAGAATCCTTAGATGAAAGGGTTGAGGCTCTTGAAGCAGGCGGTGCAGGGTCTGGACTTACGGAAGATATTAAGGCCGCTCTGCTTCAACTGGCTTCCAAAGTTGCGTACATTGATGACGGTGGGCGGGACTACTATGATGACCTGTTTGATGCGCTATATCCGCCTGTTCCTGCCACAAGTGTTACGCTTAACAACAATTCGCTTCAGTTCAATTCCATAGGGGCGACATCGCAATTGTCCGCTACTGTTTTACCGTTAAACACAACCGACACTGTATCATGGACTTCCAGTGATCCGTCTGTTGCTACTGTATCGTCAAACGGATTAGTGACATCTGTTTCGCTTGGTTCTGTCACGATAACCGCAACGGCAGGGAACGTATCAGCAACTTGTAGTGTTGTTGTAGCACAGGCTACAGTTTCCAGTATCAGCGCAGTTTTTACGCAGAGCGGAACTGTATACAACAGTGACGATTTGGACAGTCTTAAAGATAATCTGGTTGTTACGGCAACATGGAGTGATTCTAGCACTACAACCGTAGCAAGTGCAGATTATACTCTTTCCGGGACATTGACCGTTGGGACAAGTTCCGTAACAGTAAATTATGCAGGAAAGACCACAACATTTAATGTAACTGTAACTGCGTCTCCGTATTTGTATTATTGGGATTTCACGAAATCCCTTGATGATAAGATAAATGGCACAACAGCTACATTAACGAATTGCACAAGGACAAATTCTGGGATTGAGTTTAATTCCGCCGCGTCCGCCGCATCCCATCTGCCAGAAGGAAACCAGTATATAGAACTTGGCGATGTCTTTAGCGTTGGCAAGACAATAGAGATAGAACTTTCAGACGTTGCGGCTCGTTTTGGGAATATCAATGCCAACATTATTGAGTTCTGGGATGGGGAAAACGACCCTGGCACGTATAACGCTTTCGGATGGAGATATAGTGGAACCGCTACAAACCGTGGATGGGGATGTATAACAACAGATGCAGGGGGCTGGGGATATGCGAAAAGCGATATAAAGACAACTAAAACGTTTTTAGACGGTGATTCGTGTGTTGTTAAACTTTCGATAAATGAACTCGGTGAAATTACTGTTTATAAGGACGGTGTAGATATGGAAATACTTAGAAACGGTTCGAAGTTAAGTATTACAACTCAAGACAACGCAAGATATCCTATTATTGGTTCGAAGTTATACTATCCCAATTTCTATAACTTAACTGTTAAAAGCATAAAGATTTATGCAACGGAGGCTTCATAATGTCGAAGATATATGATGTAAACGGAAACAATATATCAGGTGCAAGATCGGAGGCGTATTTTAGGGATGAGATTTTGGACACCATCGGCAAAATAAAGGAATTACAGACTGAACCTTGCTTAGTATTTTTACTCTGCACTGACATACATTATGCCTCTCACGACACAACACTGTTTCCAAGGACGATCGAAAACATGAAAGCAGTTGCGGAACAAGTAGTTGTTGATGGAGTCTTTTGCCTTGGAGACATGACGGATGGTGATAATACACAGGAAATTACAAAATCAAGGCTTGATGTAATCATGCCGCTTCTTATGAATATTGGACTCCCAGTGTATTTTACTGCAGGAAATCATGACTGTAATGGATACCTGGCGGCGGCAAACTACTTTACTACATCTCAGGCATATCAACAATATTATGCGATGTGCAAAAACAGGGTAATGGCAGATGACACCTCATACGGGGTTAATTTTTACAAGGATTTTGACGAGTATAAAATACGGCTAATTTCTCTTGACGCAACCAATACGGACAGTGGAAATACGCCGCATTATAGATATCCTGAAGGCACTGTTAATTGGTTCTCGAATCTCCTTCCAACAACACCGAACGGCTATACTGTGCTACTTATCACCCATTTATCACCAATAGCAAGCCATAACTGGAACAACACAGTCCCTAATAATGCATCATCCATTCGAACGGCTATTACATCATGGCTTGCATCCGAAGGGAATGTAATGATTTCATTTATCGGTCATAGTCACTCGGATTTTTCACACAGTGAACCGTATTTGGAGATAGCGTGTAATTGCAACAAGATTGAGCAGGATCACGACTGGATTGAAGATGGGTCCGGACTATTCCCTGTTGGAGCAAAGTTTTGGGGGCGCACGGAGGGTACTGCCTCAGAAGATTGTTGGGATGCTATCGTGATAAGGCCAAAAAGCAGAAAAATCAATTTGGTTCGTTTTGGTGCAGGGGAAGACAGAGAGTTTTTATATTAGTCCACTAAATACTTTGTTTAGTAGACAGAAAACTTATTAACCAGGGCGCTCTCCGGAGCGTCCTTTTCTAATGCCAAGGAGGACACCATGGAGGAAATACTCGCTTACATCTCAGCGCACTGGCTGGAGTGGCTTTTTGCTATTTGCCTGGCCGCGCTGACCTTTGCATGGAGGACGGTCTCAGCCCGGCTCAAGGTCGAGCATGAGAAGAACGAGGCGATTGCGGAGGGCGTCAAGTCATTGCTCCGTGAGAGCATCGTCAGCAATTACAACGCGTACACAGAAAAAGGTTACTGCCCGATATACGCAAAAGAGAGCCTGAAAAATGTGTATAAGGCTTATCACGACTTGGGCGGGAATGATGTGGCGACAGGACTCTATCAGCAGCTCCTGGCCATGGCAACGGAGAAGGAGGACAAACATGAGCAATAAGGTCTATGACAATCTCAAAGTGATCGCCCTCATCCTGGCGCCTGTGCTGGCCTTCCTGGCGTCCCTGGTCAACATCTGGGGATTGCCCTATGGCGAGCAGATCGTGGCCACACTGACGGCCCTGGACACGCTGATCGGGGCGGTCGTAGTTGCGGCGAGTAAGGCATACCACAAAGCAGACGGGGAAGGTTGACGCCTTCCTCTTTTTTTGATTGGGGGAAACTATGGCTTACAAGATAATCGACAAGCGGAGCCGGAAGAACGTGCCGGCATGGGGCAACGCGAAGAAGTATATTGCCATCCACTACCTCGGAGTCGATGGGCAGAACTATGACCTGGCGGCCGACGGCACCGGGGCGCATTACACGATTTACTGGGATGGCACCATCTACCAGCGCTGTGACCACGATGCCATCGTGTGGGCGGTTGGCACCGCCGGCACCTACGTGCAGAAGCATCCGCAGGCCAGGAACAACAACACGATCAGCATCGAGCTGTGCTGCCATTGTGACGGCAACAAGGCATCCGCGGAAGATAAGAAGTGGTATTTCACGACCGAGACCCAGCAGGCGGCCGTGTGGCTCGTGCAGAAGCTCATGAAGGAATTGAGCATTCCGATCGGGAACGTGCTCAGACACTACGACATCGTGAATAAGATCTGCCCGGCTCCGTATGTCCACAACAACAAGTACAAGACGTCTTGGACCTGGCAAGAATTTCTAGCGAAAGTCAAGGCGACTGAGGCCGCCGGCATCCCGGCAAGCAAACAGGATTATATCGACAAGGTGGCCGCCATCGCCGTGGATCTGTACGAGGAGACCAGGATCCTGCCGAGGGTCGTGATCGCTCAGGCTTGCCTGGAAAATGGATTCGGCCTCGGGGCTGATGCCAGGGTGCTGACCGAGGCTAACAACTTGCTGGGCATGAAGGCCGACCTCATCAATAATACTTGGTCGGCCTATACCGTGTGGGACGGGAAGACCATCACCAAGAAGACACCCGAATACATTAACGGAAAACTTGTATATAAGGTCGATACGTTCCGCAGATACAAAGATTATGAGAATTGCATCCGTGACTATGAGATGTTCCTGCTGCATGTCAGAAATGACCTGGGGTATAAGTACCGCTCTGTGCAGGGGCTCACCGATCCGCGCAGCGTGATAACAGTGATCAGCAGGGGCGGCTATGCGACAGATCCGGCATACATCGAGAAGGTCATGCGGATCATCGAACAGGAGAACCTGGCAAAATACGATGAGGAGGTGATCAAGGTGCCGGAAAAGGATAGATACGTGGTCCGCAGAAGATGGAGCGAGAAGAAGTATCAGATCGGCGCGTTCCACAAGTTGGAGAATGCTAAGAACCAGGCAGATGAGAACTGGGGCTATCGGGTGTACGACCTGGAGAACCCAAACAAGGCCATCTATAAGCCGAAGCTGACCAGGTGGCAGAAGCTCTGCGCTGCCTGCGTCCGCCTTAACCAGTGGCTGGTCGACGACATCGCCGCCGGCAAGGATTGGCGCTATTACAACAGCGGTCATGTGTCCGAGTCCACGTTCTGGAAGACCAGGAAGGCCAAGAAGTTCTTCACGAACTGCATGGGCGGTGTGGCCTTCGCGATGAAGGAGTCCGGGCTGCCGGCATCCGCCTGCTCCTGGTATGGCGCGAAGGGCTTTATCCGCTTCCTGTCCGATCATGCAGAAGCTGACCTGCGTAAGTATGCGGACATTATCCCAATCGGAAACCGTACACCGAAGCAGCTGGTGGCAGACGGGACACTCTGCCCTGGCGACATCCTCACGTTTGTCACCTTCAACCACACTTGCATCTATCTTGGGAATGAGTTATCCTATGATAGCGGACACGCTTTCTGCACAGAAAAAGGAGAGGGCGCCCACTATGTGAAGTGGATCGGACCGCTCTCCTGGTCGACCAGCAAGGTCGGGTATATCGTCCGCCTGAGGGGATAATTCGTGTCATGTTTTCGTGTCATGTTGTGACATGATATACCGCATCGGGCTATGTTATTTCGCATCGCACTATGATATGACAAATCGAAAAAAACCAGTAAAATAGCCGCTTCCGAGAAAACCGCTGAATTAGTGGATTTCCTCAGAAACGGCTTGCACCGGTTCGATCCCGGTCGCCGGCAGCCAAAGGGCCACTAAAACAGGGGCTCTTTTTTATTTTGTGTCATATTTCGTGTCATACAACTCGGAAAAATGGGCATTTGCCTTCTCGGACATTTCCTTGGCGTGGTCGTCCATGGCGTGCCGGTAGACGGCCTTTAGGACGCGGTCAGAAGACCATCCGCCGCGCTGCATGATGTAGGCGTCCGGGATGCCCAGGGCGTGCTGGATGCTGGCGGAATAATGCCGGAGGTCGTGGAATCGGAAGTGTGGGATACCTGTTCCATCCAGGACCCGCTTGAACATTTTGCAGAGTGTGTTCGGGTTCATGGTGACGATCCTGCCGTCCTTTCCTTTCCAGAGATCCGCCACAAACTGCGGATAATCGATGTACCTGTCCCCGTCCGTGCTCTTAGGGTGCCTGATGATCCAGGTGGTTTTCTTATCTACGATTTTCTTGACCATGTTCTCGCACACATGGACGGTCACGCCGTCGATGTTCTCGGTCCGCAGAGCGCAGATCTCACCCTCGCGCATCGGGCCGAAGGCTGCCAGCATGATCGGCAGTTCCAGCGTGGAGCCTCTGACGGCCGCCAGGAGCGCTTTTACATCTTTGTCCGATGGAATTGTAAGCTTAGGCTTCGTGCGCTGCGGAAGGGTGGTTGTGAGAGCCAGAGAGGGGCATTCCTGACGCATGACAGCTGAGATAAAACAGTGGATGTTCGCGACAGTCTTTGGAGAGAGTTTCTCGGCGTGCTTGTCGATCACTCGCTGGATGTCCTGCTGGGTGATGCTGTCGACATGCCTACCTAGCAGATCGTCCAGGTAAAGCCGCCTGGTGCGCTCATAATCTTCCACCGTCCTGGGTGAGAGCGTGTTGCGCCGGATGTCGATATATTCCATAGATGCCTGGCCGAAAGTCTTATTCCCGCCAGAGTGCAGTTCCTTCTCAGCAGCCCACGCAGCTGCCTCCGCTTCACACTTGCGCTTCCCGCGAGGTGATTGGTCATCGCAAGTAAATGACTTGTAGTGCTGCTTTCCAGCAGCGTCCTTATGAGAGTACACCCTGCACCGCCAGGAGCCGGACGGTAATTTTTTAGCAGTCGGCATAGAATCTCACCTCTCTTTGATGTATAATGACTTTGAGCATGTAAAGAACCTCTCCGATACCTACTGAATGGCCGCTCACTCTACTGCAAAGAGTGGGCGGCATTTTTGCGTTTATTGATACTTCTGAGCCTTAATACGCATGATGCTTAGGATCTCATCTCGGTCTTGCTGGTTGAACATCATGTATAATCGCTTCACTTCCGGCAATCCGGGAGTGAGATCGTTATCGGCTCTTTCCGCCAGTTTAATGAAGGGCATATCATCCAACTCTACTACTTTAGTCTTTGGACTGATACCGTCCGAACCCATCAGTTCTCCAGGAGCCACTCCAAATATATCCGCAAATTGTCTTATTTTTGATTGCGGCAGGTCGACTAATCCTTTTTCGATTTTCGCGATTGAGGAACGATCGGTATATCCTGCTCGTTTCGCTAGTTCATCTTGTGACATTCTGAGGCTTTGCCGGTACTTCTTAATGTTTTTGTATAACTCCAACATATCCGCTCCTTCTTCCCCTCAACCAAAATATAACACGTTTGTTCTTTTTAATCAACAAATTCGTGCTTGACATTCAACAGAATTGTGCTAATCTAATAAGTGAATGATATTCACATTCGCAACAAGGGAAAGGAGGAACAGATGACGAACGGAAAGAAGCTCGATGAAGCAATCAAGAACAGCGGCATTTCCATCACGTTTATCGCTGAAAAGCTCGGCTGTAGCAGAAACCGCATCTATGCGATCCTGGCTAACGGAGAGTGTACAGCGTCTGAGATAGTCGGCTTAACGGCTATTCTGCACCTGTCCAGGGATGAGCGTGATGAAATTTTTTTGCCCGAAAACGTGAATTAAATTCACGAAAGGAGGGGAAGACATGCCAAGAGTGACAAGCTACACGCAGCGAGATGACAAGATCCGCGCCTGGGTCGCTGCCGGCGTCAAGCTCCACGGGCTTCGCACCCAGAAGGAGCTGGCCAGGCGAATTGGGATGCCACAGTCGACATTCGATCAGCGGCTTGCCTGCCCTGAGAACTTCAGGCTCGGAGAGATATGGAGGATCGAGAAGATCATAGGAAAGATGGAGGTATGAAATGATAGGGGGTATTTTGGGGAGTCTGTTGATCTATCTGCTGCTCCCGGACGTCGGTCTGACAAAGATCGAGACCGTCCTGGTACTAATCGTTGGATGGATGATCTCGACGGCAGCAATCTGGTGGACGCAGGAACAAATCGAGCAAACACAGGAACGGAAGCGGAGGGAGGCTTTCCGGGATCTGATCGCGAGGACGACGCTTTAATTCATTAGGGAGGTTTAGACATGAAAAACACGCTGGCGGACCTTAACAACATCCTTTTCGAGCAGTTGGAGAGGCTTAGTGACGACGATCTGACTGATGAGCAACTAGAAACGCAGCTTAAGAAGACGGATCAGATCGTTAAGGTATCCGAAAAGATCATCGCAAACGGGGAACTGGCATTCAAGGCCATTCAACATCAGGACAAGTATTACGGAACGAGCAACAAGAAGCTGCCGGCGATGCTGGAGGGAGAGTGGTGATATGGCGGTCTATCGCTACCCGCCGGAAGTTCACGAGTTCGTAAAGAAATGGGCTCCGCAGTTGCGGGATGATGAACTGGCTGATGCCTGCAATTTGGAGCTCGGGACAGACTTTACGGCTTCCAGGATGAAAGCATTCAGGGGCAATCACGGATACCGGAATTACAGGAAGCAATGGACATCCGAGGAGTACTGGAAGTACCAGAAGAGGTGGCCGCAGGGGATGTATGAGTTTATCCGGGACAACTCGTGGGGCGTCAGCTCCGAGGAGATGGCGAAGATTGTGAACGAAAAATTCGGGACAAACTTCACAAGACAGCGGATGAAGTGCTTTCGTGCGCAAAACCATATTAAATCCGGTGTGACCGGTTGGTTCC